GGTGAACGCGAAACCCCTATCACCGCGCGCGACTGAATCTTTCTGGAGGAACTGAACACGGCCCACCACCCATGACACAACGCGACTATTGCCGGCACGCCGGCCTAAGCCCCGCGCGAGTTTCCCAGCTCGTGAAGGCCGGAATGCCGCTGACCTCGCCCGAGGAGGCCGACCGGTGGCGTGGGATGTCGTCGAAAGGCAGGGTGGCATCGACACCCACACCAGCACCGCAGCCCGGGCCCTACCGTCCACCGGAAGCCGAGGCACCCACAGACCCGGCAGCGGTCACCGCGGACACGCCTTCGGGGGCCTACGAGCGCCAGCGGCAGATTGAGCGGGCAGCCTACGCTCTTGCCGTCCGGGCGCTGAAAGCCTCCCAGCCCGATGCCGGCCGCCTTGTTTCGATCCACGCCCAAGCTGCCCGCAACCTGACCCAGGCCCGGGACGAGGTGTTGACCCTCTCCGAGCGAGAACGGACCTTGGTCTCTGGCGACTGGGTGCGGAAGGTGATGACTGACCATGACGGCGCGGTCTCGACGCTCTTGAAGGCCATGCCGAAACAACTCGCAGGGCGGATCGCCCCACATGACCCGGAACACGCCGAGCGGGAACTCGAACGGTGGGTGCAGGAGGTAGCGCTTGCCACCCTTTACCAGACTGACCCATGGAAATGAGATACAAGCTCCACCTGGGCGACTGCCTAGAGGTTCTGGACATGTTGCCTGATAACTCGGTCGACAGCATCGTCACCGACCCGCCGTATGGCCTGTCATTCATGGGCAAAAAATGGGACTACGATGTCCCGAGCGTGGCCGTATGGGAGCAATGTCTCCGGGTGCTGAAGCCCGGGGGGCACCTTCTGGCGTTCGCCGGTACCAGGACGCAACACCGAATGGCGTGCAGGATCGAGGATGCCGGCTTCGAGATTCGAGACATGATCGCTTGGGTGTATGGGTCGGGCTTTCCAAAGTCGCACAATCTTGAAGGCGACAACAAAGGCTGGGGCACCGCCCTGAAGCCCGCCCTAGAGCCGATCACCATGGCCCGCAAGCCGCTGACCGGCACCGTGGCCGGGAACGTGTTGGAGCATGGCACGGGGGCGCTGAATGTGGATGGGTGCAGAATCGGCGGCGAGCCATCACCGAGCGTTAGGAGAAGAGATGGCGGGGCACCCAATATGAGCGCAAGCATGTACCGGTCAGAAGCGCACAAACATGATTTATCGCGCTATGAAGAACAGAGACCGGGAGAAATGTTAGGCCGCTGGCCCGCCAACCTGATCCACGATGGCAGCGAGGAGGTGGTGGGGCTGCTAAACGACGCCGCCCGCTTCTTCTACTGCGCGAAGGCGAGCGCGAAAGACCGCGATGAAGGCGTGGCAGGCGTGGCAGGCGTGGGCGCGTTGCGCGATAACGGTAGGCAATCGCGCCCGAGGAAAAACACTCACCCCACCGTCAAGCCCACCGACCTGATGCGCTACCTCTGCAGACTTGTTACCCCACCGGGCGGCACGGTGCTTGACCCGTTTATGGGCAGCGGCAGCACTGGTAAGGCTGCGGGTATTGAAGGATTTGGGTTTATTGGAATTGAGCGAGACCCGGAATACCACAAGATCGCACACGCCAGAATATCGAACCAACACGAAGGACGCCTCCTGTGAGCTTGACGGACCTCCAACGCAGTCTCCTGGAGTTCCGCCGCGGGCTCTACCGCCCGACGCCGCGGCAGACCGTCGTCGAGTGGTCTGAGGCCAACCTCCGCCTTACCGCCCGGCAGACCGAGCACCCGGGCCCGTTCAGCACGTCGGTCCGCCCATACACCCGGGAGCCGATGGAAGCATGGAAAGATCCATCGGTCTCCGAGGTGACGCTGTGCTGGGGATCCCAGACGTCCAAGACCACCACGCTGATGGCTGGTCTATCATGGCTGATCGCCAACGAGCCGAGCCCGGCCCTGTGGCTGATGCCGACAGAAAACCTTGCCCGCTCCTTCTCCAAGAGCCGATGGCTACCAATGCTCGAGGACAGCCCGGCCATGCTGGAGTGCTTCCCGGCCGAAGCGGACAAGATCACCAACCTCGAGCAGAACTTCACCCGTTCAACGCTCACCTTCGTCGGATCCAACTCGCCGGCCAATCTGGCGAGCCGCCCGGTGCGGGTGCTGATCGCCGACGAGGTGGACAAGTTCGCCGAGGCCACAGCCAAGGAAGCCGATGCGCTCGACCTGGCCGAGCAGCGTCTCAAATCGTTCTCATCGTCGAAAGCGTTTATGACCTCGACGCCCACCGTGGTCGAAGGGCGCATCTGGCAGCGGTTCCTCCGTGGCGACCAACGGCGGTTTTACATCCCATGCCCGCACTGCCGGGAGCCCATCAAGCTGGAGTGGCGACAGGTCACCTGGGAGGATCACAAGACCGAGGACGGAAAGCACGACCTAGCCAAGGTCCGCGCATCGGCCCATTACGTCTGCCAGCTTTGCCAAGGGAAGATCACCGACGCCCAGAAGGTCGCCGCGCTGCGTCACGGGCGCTGGATGCCCGAGAACACCGCCGCGCTCCCGGGTGTCCGATCCTACCACCTGTCGAGCCTGTACTCGCCCGACCGGAAATGCACTTGGGGGCATCTGGCTGTCGCTTTCCTCGAGGCCAAGGCGTCCATGGCTGGGCTGCAAGGCTTCATCAACGGCAACTTGGCCGAGCCGTGGGAGCAACAAGACGTTCGCCAGGAGCGCCCGGAGACATCGGCCGAGGTCAACCTCGAGGGTGGCCGCCGGTATCTGACCGCCGACGTCCAGGCCGTGGCGCCGTTCCTGTGGTGGGTGTGCCGTGAATGGAAGGACGGCAACAGCGTGCTGGTCGCTGCCGGGTACGCCGACGACTTCGCCGCGCTCCGACGGGTGCAAATAGCGCTGGAGGTCCACGACATGGACGTGGGCATCGACTCCGGGTTCAATACTCAGGCCGTCTACGATGCCTGCGGCGCATACTCGACGGTGACACCGAACTCAATCACCTACCCATGCGGCCTACGGTATCCGCCCGAGGGTGGACTGCGGAAGCCTGCGCTGGTTGGGTGGCTGCCGCTCAAGGGGCGCGAGACAGGGGCCAGGTTCACCGCAAAGACTGGCGCGGTTCATCCGTTTGGACTCTCCACGTCATCCTCGATGCGGACTGACGTGGTGCAGCCTCTCCTCGTTTTCGACACCGAGCACCTGCGCGATATGCTCTCCCGGCTTCGGAAGGGCGACATCGACCGCGAGTGGGGCGTTGGCATTCCGCCGGTGCTCGAGGTCCAGGGTGCCTATCTGGCCGACCAGGATCTTTACTGGCGGCATCTGGACAGCCACCAACTCCGACCGGTGGCCAACCGTGCCGGGCGCATCAAACACGTCTGGACGAAGCGCAATCAGAAGTGGCCAGACCATCTCCACGACTGCGAAATCATGCAGCTTGCCATGGTGATGCTCTGGAACGACTTGAAGACAGCGGAAGATGCTAACCATTGAACCGAAGGCGTCCCGCCGTATTTTGGCGCGGACGTGTTCTCGTTCAACGTAGCCATCAAGCGGGCGCATCTTCGTTCCGTCTTTTCGACGCTGGGCGAGTCGTCGCTGTTGGTCGCACTGACCGCCAAGGTCATCGCCGCGGCAAACGGCATCGAATCCGGGCAGATCGTCCGCTCCACGTCATCCTCGGATGTCTCCGTCGAGTTTGCTGAGCCCGGCAAAGGTGCCCCGGCGCCCGCGGACATGGTGGAGATGTGGGAAAGCCTGATCGCCGACTACGAGCTTGCAGTCCAGCTCCTGAGTGACGACGGCATCGCGTCACCGACCGACACCCAGATCTTCAACAAGATGCTGTCCAACGTCTTGGTCTCTACGACCCGGTACGGTGGCGATTTCACTTGGATGCGCCGCGAGCCGCTCATCCGTACCGGAATGACCTGATGGGATTCATCCAGAACATCATCAACCGTTTCCGGGCGGCACCGGAGAACCGTTACGAGGGGGCGAACAACTCCATCCGCCGCTCGTACCTCGACACGTCCTACACGTCGGCCCGCTTCGACGTCACCGCATCGACCCGGCAACAGATCGTCCGAAAAAGCCGGTTCTTCGAGCAAAACAACGCGGTGATGAACCGCCTTGGTGACCTGTTCGAGTCCTACACGGTCGGCAGCAACTTTTCGGTGCAGCCCGCATCCTCAGATCCCGAGTGGAACCTGCGGGCCAAAAAGTGGTGGGACATCTGGAGCCGATACCCGGATATCGGATCCCGGCAGTCGTTTGGGACTCTCATGTCGCTGGCCGCCCGCGGGTGGTTCTTCGACGGTGAGTCGTTCATCCTGCTGACCAAGGGCGAGACCGGGCGGCCGAGGCTGCAACTGATTGAGCCGCAGCAGATCGCCACACCCAACGGCCAAGAGTCGAAAGCGGACATCTTCGACGGTGTGCGGTTCGACACTCGCACCGGACGTGCCGTTGCTTACTTCGTTGGCCAAGAGCAAAAGCAGGGCGAGCTTTCCGACGTCCGGTCGCTGCCGTCCGATTCCATCGTCCACATCTTCGAGCCGCAGCGTGCCGGCCAGCTCCGCGGTTTGCCGTTCGTCGCCTGCGTCATCAACGATCTCCACGACCTAGACGACCTGCAGCGTCTGGAAATGGACTCCTGCAAGCTGGCCTCGAGCGTGGCGCAGGTCGTCAAGACCAGCACCGGCGAAGTCCAGGCAACGAGCCTGCGTTCTGGCGGCACCGGCCCCCAAGGCAGCGCACAGTCCTACTACGAGAACATTTTCGGGTCGGCCGTGAAGGTGATGAAGCACGGCGACGATTTCCAGCAGTTCATGTCCGACCGGCCGTCGGTCAATATGCGCGAGTACTGGCGGCAACTGACCGAGAAAGTCTGCGCCGGCATCGGCATCCCCTACGTCTTGGTATTCCCCGAGTCGATGCAGGGCACGGTCTACCGTGGGGCGCTTGATATGTCGTCGGTCTGGTTCCGAAGTCGACACCAGGTCATGGCGTCTGCCGCACGTCGCATCTGGGAATACGTCATGGAATACGCCATCCGGGTGGATCCGACGCTCCAGAATGCACCGGATGACTGGTACGAGGTGGCAATCCAAGCGCCCAGGGCCCCCAACGTGGATGTTGGCCGCAACTCTGCCGCGCAACTGGCCGAGCTTGGCAGCGGCGTGACCACGTTTGACGAAATCTACGGAGCCCGCGGCATCGACTGGCGGTCGGCCCTCGAATCCAAGGCGCAGCAGGCCAAGCACATCCGCGACTTGGCCATCAAGTACGGCATCGACGTCTCCGAAATCAGCACGACGCAGAAGGTCCAGATCGCGCCCGAACCGTTCGACGACGTGGCCGAGGACTCCGAGGGGGACCGATCCGAAAACGACAACGGCGACAACAACGGCAACGGATCCCAGCGCACTAACGGAAACGTCCTAGCCGTTGCACCTGCAAAAAACCGTGGGAAAAGGAGGAAGAAGAAATGACCAAGGTCAACAACTGGCTGAGCTACAGCCCGAGGGCCGCCGCAACCGAGCCGGCGACCATCCAGATCTTCGACCAGATCGGCGAAGACTGGTTCTCCAACTCCGGGGTCACCGCGAAATCGTTCGCTGACACGCTCCAAGCCGTCGGGCCTGGACCGCTGAATGTCGAAATCAACAGTCCCGGCGGCAACGTCTGGGATGGTCTGGCCATCTACAATATGCTGCGCGGTCGGCAGGCATCGGTCACCACCAAGGTGGTCGGTGTCGCCGCTTCCATCGCTTCAATCATCGCCCTCGCCGGTGACGAAGTGGAAATCGCCGACGCGGCGCTGATGATGATTCACGACCCGTCGGGTCTGGCCGCCGGCACTTCCGACGATATGCGGAAGATGGCCGACGCTCTCGACCAGCACGCCGCGATCTTGAGCGGTGTCTACGAGAAAAAGACCGGCAAAACCGCGACCGCGATCCGAGCCGCAATGAAGGCCGAGACGTGGTTCACGTCCGCCGAGGCCATCGACTTCGGTCTGGCCGATTCTATCTGCGAGAAGCAGCCGGCCATGCAGGCCAACGCCGCCCGCGCATGGGTGACCGCTGCGCTCAACAAGATTTCGTCCGGCGGCACTCCCGCTGCCGGCGATGGCGCGAAGACCGCGCCGACATCACAGACACCACACAACATGGAAACCAAGACCCCCGATCCCGTGGTGCCGGCCGCTCCCACCGCGCCGGCTCCTGCCGCCCCCACCGCGCTCGACGCTTCGGCCATTGAGGCCATCGTCGCCAAGGCCGTCGCGAACGCGATTGCCGCGAAGGCCCCCGCTGCCGCCCCGGCTCCCGAGCCGATCACCCCGCGCATCGAAAACCTCGGCAACCCGCTGCTGGAGAAGCACAAGACCTTCAAGGCCGGTGCCGACCGCCGCAAGTGGCTGATCGAAAACCACTCCGAGCTTCTGCGGCAGAACCAGATCCACGCCCCGCAGAACACCAACACCTTCACCAGCACCCTGGTGGTGGATTACCTGGCTGATGCGGTCATCACCGTGGCTGCCACCCGCCTGGCGCTCCTGGACGGCTTCACCCGCAACGTGGGCCTCGACAACCTCCGCCCGCGGGCCACCGTCCGCGTGAAGCGGTACACCACCGGCTCGGCCGCGCAGACCAACGCGACCAACTTCGAGACCAACGACGACAGCACCTTGGCCGCCACCACGGTGACCGTGAACCAGATCTCGAAGATCTTCAGCATCCAGAACGCCGAGCTGAATCAGGGCTTTCAGCTCGCGGATCTCGCCCAGGGTTCCGCCGACCTGTTTGCCTACGGCATCTCCGATGTCGTCACCGGCCTGATGGTTTCGGCCAACTACGACAGCCCGACCACCATCGGCACCGCTGCCAACTTCGACACGTCGGACCTCCCGGCGATTCTGGCGCTGGCCAAGAACTACCGGAGCAAGAACCTCGTGCTGGACGGTGGCCACATCGCCCGGCTGATGTTCTCGTCGGCCGCCAACACGTTCCCTGACGGCCGCCTCGCCGCTCTGGCCAACGGCCGCTTCGGGTTCGACCTGATCGCCGAAAACAACCGCTGGACCGGTGGCATCGCCAACCTGGCCGGGTTCGTCTGCGGCCCGGACGCCATCGCCATCGCCGCCGGTCTCCCGGTCGGCATGATCGCCGGCGAGTTCCTCGAGCAGCGCACGGTGACCACCAACAACGGCCTCTCCTGCCTGCTGTCGGTCTGGTACAGCCGGGCCTCGCGGTCGCACTTCGCCAGCTACGACATCATGTTTGGTGCCGGCGTGGGCGACGCCACCCAGGGCGAGCTTCTCATCACCGCCTAAGTCTGACCCATGCGACTCGCTACCACCATCGCCGTGGACAAGAACGGGAAATCCAAACTCGTTTCTGGTCCCGAAATTGACGCGACTCTCCAACGCGACAATTTCAACACCGCGACCGTCCCCGAGGGAGGCAAGCTCATCCTGTGGATACAGGGAGCCTTAGCACCGAAAGTCCGCAAAGGATAGTTCCAACCCTGGGGGCCTTGGTAATACGGCCAAGGCCCCCTTCCGAATCCCAGAACCATGGCCCTACAAGCTGACATCTCGACCGAGTACTCCATGGGGAGGCACGGCAGTTTCATCACGTCGTCAACCTCGACCCAGACGGGAGCCTACGCCGCCATCGAATGTGTGACACCGACCGTGTTTGTGTCGGTGACCGGCGAGAATATGAGCGGGTACAATTCCGCAACCACCTTCCCGGCCGGCTTCCAGATCCGCGGCATCATCTCCGCGTTCCAGCTCGCGTCTGGCACCGTCCAAGTGACCCTCGGACGCTCCTGATATGCGCTCGGCTCTCGGCATCGGAATCAATCGGGAAAGGCTGTCTGGCGACAGCACGACCGACCTTCCCGTCCTGCGCCGAGACCTGCTTCAGGAGGACAACTTTTTTGTTCTGCAGGAAGACGCCAGCAAGATCGTTTTCACCTTTGGAACCGCAGACCATCTCGACCTGGAGAACAACGATTTCCTGCTCCAAGAGGACAGCTTCAAACTTCAAATCCAATCCAACTGACCCATGCCTGACACCAAGATTACAGCCCTGACGGCGATCACGACCGTCGATCCCGCGGTGGATGTCCTGCCCATTGTCGATGTCTCCGACACGACCATGGCGGCGAGCGGCACCACGAAGAAGATCACCAGCAACCAGATCCTCGGGGCGGGTGGTACGGCCACCCTCGCCTCCGCCACCATCACCGGCGATCTGACGGTGGATACCAGCACCCTGAAGGTGGATTCGGCGAACAATCGGGTGGGTATTGGGACGGCGAGTCCGACGGATTCATTGCACGTTTACGGTTCTGGAAATGCACTCATTGAAGGAACTGCTGGCTTGTATGCTCGAACAAACTACAAGGTTGGAGCAAAAACGTGGCAGGTTGGCTATCGCTCTGGAACGACTCAGTTTGAAATTCAGGAGGATTTAGTTGAGCGTTACACCATCGGAAACGGTGGCACTCCGCATACTTGGTACATCGGAGCATCCACCGCCATGACCCTCAACTCCACGGGGCTGGGCGTGGGTGGAAGTCCGCAGGCAAAGATTCACGCGATTGATTCTAGCGGTGTCTGCGCGTTGTTTAGCCGAGCTGCTGCGCCTGCCGCTCCTTTAGCCGCTGTCACCATTCAAGCCCCCGTCTCAAGCGGGTTCAGTTCAAACCCAGTTTTCAACTTCTGGTTTCAGAACGCTGGCATTTCAAACCCCGCAAGCGAGTGTCTTGCAATTCGGACAAGCAGTGCCGACCGGATGTATTTCGATGCCGCTGGAAACGTCATCTCCAACGTAACCGGAACCGCTCCAACTCTGGCAGCCAACAGCCAAATGGTCTTTAACCTGACCAGCAACACCAACCTTCGCATCTCGGTTCGCGGCACTGACGGCACAACCCGTGTCGCCAACATTACCCTCGCCTAACCAATCCCATGACCACCCTCTCTTGGATCATCGAACGCCTTCTCGTCAAGCCGACCGACGGCACCAAAACCGATGTCGTAATCACCGCCGACTGGCGTTGCAACGGCACCGTTCAATCGCCCACTGAAGCCTACAGCGGCACCTGCTACGGCACCTGCTCATTCGCTCCGCCGAGTGGCAGCTTCACGCCTTACGACCAGTTGACCGAAGCGCAGGTGCTAGACTGGTGCTTCGCAAACGGAGTCAACAAGTCGGCCATCGAAGCGAACGTCGCCGCGCAGATCCAGAACCAGATCAACCCGCCGGTTGTGAGTTTGCCGCTGCCGTGGGTGCCGCATGTTGACGTGGTTGTTGCCGATGCTCCTACCGCTGTATGATCAAGATCGAACTCACGCCGCAGCAGTTCAACCAACTCTATGAGCTGCTCGTCATTGGAATGAAGGCCGGCAACGTCAACAACATGAAGGTCGGCATCCCGCTGGTGGAAATCCTCGAAACAGCAGCAGCCCAACACAAGCCCGAGTGAAACCATGCCACCCGTTGACACCCACGAGCTTGAGGTCCGAATCGTGCGCCTCGAAACCACCATCGGTGACAAGGACTCCGGCCTCGTCTCCGACATCCACGGGATCAAAGCCTGTGTCGAGGGGCTGAAACAGTTTCAATTCAAGCTGTTCGGCGGCCTCGCCGTCATCATCGTCATCGCTCAAATGTTCGTCCGCATCGTCCTAAAATGAACCCCAACATCACCTCTCTCATCCGCCATCTTCTCTCCGCTGCTGGCGGTTTCCTCGTCGCCAAAGGTTTGGCAAGTGCCGATCAAGTCGCCGAGGTTTCCGGTGCCGCAGTCAGCATCATCGGAGTCGCTTGGTCGATCTTCAATAACAAGAAGAACGCTTCGAAGACTGAATGAATTATGTTTGGAATGCTTTCATCTCTGGCAAAAGCCACTGTCGGCGTTGTCATTGAGACGCCGGTTTCAATCGTTCACGACGCCGTAAACAAAGGTGTTATGTTGAGTGAAGACGATTGGCGAACCGAGCAGGCAATCAGGCGCATTCTCGAAAACATTGAGAACGCAACGGATTCCGAATGAACCCCGGCTGGATCTATCAGATCCTGCGAGCCATTCTCGACTTCTTTCGCGCAACCCCACCCACCGATGTCCAACACGGCAAAGCTCCGCAGGATCTACGCAACGACCTTGCTCGCCGTGTTGCCGATCTTCCCGGGCTGCCAGCAGACAAAAGTGGTCCTAGTGCCCCACGGTGACCCCGTGATGCTGGCCAAACCCACCAAGGCCAGCGTCTACAGCTTCGACAAAAACCAGAAGCTCGTCGGCCCTTCCACAGTCATCATCCCCGCCGGTTGGTACGCTCTCCCAAAGTAACACCTATCCAAGCCTCACCATGTCAATGACCAACGCCGCCGAGGCGGATCTCCTCGACCTCATCTTCCTCAACGTCGATTTCGCGCACATCGGCAACGCCGGTGGTCTGCGAGGATCCACCTCCGCAGGATCGTTCTACATCAGCCTCCACACCGCAGACCCGGGCGAGTCAGGCAACCAGAACACCAACGAGGCCACATACACCGGCTATGCACGAGTGGCAGTAGTCCGCTCCGGTTCCGGTTGGACCCTCACCACTTCCACCATCAGCAACGCCGCCCTCGTCCAGTTCGCTCAATGCACCGGCGGCAGCAATACGCTGACCCACTTCGGCATCGGCACCGACAGCGGATCCGGCGCAGGCAACCTCCTCTTCAAGGGAGCCCTCACCTCCTCCCTCTCAGTCTCCAACGGCATCCAGCCGCAGTTCGCAGCCGGTGCCCTGACCGTTACCGTCGATTGAGCATGTGGAGTACTACTGCCCACATTGCCTGCGACCACTCTGGCCGCTGGATGATAACCCCTCGTACCACTCCTGCGAGGAACATCCAGACGGCACACCACAAGCCGATCTAGTCCCCAAAAACCCCGAACCCCAACCGGAGGAATAATGGGTTTCCAAGGACTAGCACCACTCGCTCGGGCAACCGAAAACGGTCAAACCTGGCAGTCGTTCTTCTTCAAGACCAGCGCCCCATTCGGCACAGCAGCCAGATGGTACGACGCCGCAATCGGAGCCGGCACTCCCGTCTACCAGGCTTACGTCGGTGCCCAGTACGAAGCCACACAGCTCATCGGCTCTGGTAACCGTGGAATCTACACCGGACCAACACCCGCATCCGGTCAGACCAAACATCTCTTCGCACTCTCAGCCGGCACTTCCACAGCCTCAGTACCACTTACCCTGATACTGGCCGACTACCTCATGTTCTATCCGCTGATCGACATGGACACACTCGATCAACAGGACATGATCCAAACCGCCACGCTGCCGCGCTACACCGACGGAGAAGGAGTCCAAGCCTACTTCGTTGTCTCCGCTCCAATGACCGGAAACGGAACCGTCACGGTCAACTACACCAACAGCAAGGGTGTCTCCAACCGATCAACCACATTCGGAATCGTCTCACTGACAACGATCGGAGGCATCGTCAACGCATCCAACAGCTCTCTCGGCACCGGATCCATTTCGTCCTTCATCCCGTTGGCCAACGGTGACACAGGCATCCGCAGCATCGAGCAAGTGACCTGCAACACAGCCATGGGCGGTTTCTGCCACATCGTTCTGGTCAAACCGCTTGCCACTCATGTTGTTCGCGAGCAGAACACCGAGGCGGAAACCGTGTTCTTCACTCACAAGGCAAACTGCGTACAGATCCAGAACAACGCCTACCTCAACCTCATCATCCTCAACAACACAACCGGAACACCCGCTCCACTGAGGGGGTTCGTCCAATTCACCTGGAACTGACATGGGCTTCTCTTCAATGGACGATCTCGTCAACGAGATCACGACCAACGGCAAATTCATCCGCAGCGACTGGAACAAGATCACCGGTGCAGCCGCCTACACCGCCGGTCGATGGTACGATTTCTCCGGTCTAAACGGTACACCGATCGCCAATGCGTGGGCAGGCACCGCTCTGGCCTGGAGATCGTGCGACGAAACCACCGGAAACGGCACCCAAATCTTCGGCATCCAACACGGCGGCAACGTAAGCACCGACACCAAGCACGTCCTCAATGTCTCGGCCGTCACAGGCGTTGCGACCGGCGTTCCAGCCCAACTGATGCTGGTCGATCTCCAGGGCTACTGGCCGGGTATCTCCACCGCGTCGGCAACGCTTCAGACCCTCACCGGCACACCCACCCTTCGTTACACCAACGGTGCTGGATGCCGCCTGTTCTGGGTCCAGACCACCGCCGCCGGTGCCACCGCCCACAACATCAGCCTGAGCTACTCCAACACCACGCCAACCTCTGGACGCTCGCTCCCGGTGACCGTGGCCATGACCGCCTCCGCCATCGTGGGCCACATCTCCCACTCGGGCACCGCCGCGAACAACTACGGCCCGTTCCTGCCGCTCGCTTCCGGAGACACCGGAGTCTCCAACGTGGCCAGCGTCACGTTCTCCGCTTCCTCCGGTGCCGGTGCCGGTGCCCTCTGCCTCGCTCGCCCTCTCCTGACACTCCCGCTCACCACGGCCTCCGTCTCCGCTGAACGCGACCTGCTCAACCAGCTTCCATCCCTGCCGCGAATCATGGACGGAGCTTGCCTCACATGGCTCTACTTCGCCGGTGCCGCCACCGCCGCCAATACCAACTTCTACGGCGCAGTAGAGTTCGGTTGGGGATGATCCATGGCGCTCAAACAGAACACGACGATCCTCTGCCAGTTACCACTCAGACAAAGAGGTGGTGACCCTGGCACGTTGCGCTCCATGTGGGGGCGCACGGATCTCAGGAATCAGTCGGTCGGCGAAGGCATCACATCCGAGTTGGCCGGCATCCCATACGGTCATCTCAGTCCTTCCTCATGGAATCTCCCGTACCAAGGGGGAGCCATGTCAGCATTCACCTACGTTGGCGCGCAGTTCACGGTCGATCCGCTGAACCTCGCCGGCGGTGTTGCCGCAACCGGCTCATCGTCGATCACATTCACCGTCGGGCCGTCGCTCCTTCAACTCATCGTTTCCGCAGTCGGAAGCTCCGATGTCACGTTCACCGTCGGGCCGGCCACAGCAGCGGCAGCACTCAACGGATCAGGATCGACCACCTTCCTGTTCACCGTCGGGCCATCCACCCTCGGGGCGATCATCAACCTCGCGGGAACATCCGACGTGACATTCACCGAGACCGGAACCACGACCGCCATCGGGGTTCTCGCAGGTGACATCACCCCTTACTCCACCCTGTCGCCGGAAAATCTTGCGCAGGCCGTCATCGAAGCCTCCTACACCACCCCCATCGTTGCCGACGCGAAGAATGTCGTTGGAAATTACAGGGACCAATGGAGGATCAGATCCACATACAAGAACCGATTGAGAAGCTGATATGGGAACTCCACTCACAGGTAGCACGGTCGCATCTACCTACACGTCCATCCTCAAGACAGAGGACAATACGACCATCAGCGGAACGCTCAAGGCGGTGTCCGATGGAGCCGGAAACAACTCGGCATTGCAGGTCTCCACCACCGGTGTCGCAAGCACCGGAACCCTCGCAGTCGCCGGGGCAGCAACCATCACCGGTGCAGCCACTTTCCAATCGACAGTCAACATCACCGGAGCAACCACGCTCGGATCTCTGGCCATGACCGGCAACCTGTCGGTCCCAGGTACCCTCTCTTCCACCGGAAACTTCGCGGTTAATACCAACAAGTTCACTGTCGATGCTTCCAACGGCAATACAGCCGTCTTGGGAACCCTCGGGGTCACCGGTGCCACAAGCCTCTCCAGCCTAAGCACCAGCGGGGCAGCCACCGTCGGAACCACCCTCGGTGTCACCGGAGACTTCGCGGTCGCCACGAACAAGCTCACGGTGGCATCGGCTTCCGGCAACACAGCCGTGGCCGGCACCTTGGATGCAGCAGGGGACTTCAAGGTCGCCACCAACAAGTTCACCGTCGCAGCCGCCTCGGGCAACACGGCGGTCGGTGGAACGCTCAATGTGGCCGGCAACTCCACATTGACCGGAGACCTGTCCATAAACGGAAACACGACCGTCGGAAACGCCTCCGGTGATTCGCTCACGGTCACCGCCGGTGCGGTCACCATCAACAACCTTCCGTCCAAAGCCAGCCCTCTCGATGCGGACACGTTTCTGCTCAGGGATTCAGCCGCATCCAATGCACTCAAGACGGCCACGGTTGCATCCGTTTCTCAGGTCCGATTCGCCTATTCAGAAGACATCGTAAAGACCTCCATTTCGGGGCAGGTAAGCTCAATCACATCGGGGGTCGGAACAGCAATCCAGTTATCAAATTCGACCTCAGACTGGACCTACACTTGGACTCCAAAAACAGTCGGTAACAAGTGCATCATCAGGGTTTCAATTCCGTCGCAACTGTCGAGCGACGGCTATCTCTACGCAGGGATAGTCAAAAGCCCCTATGCGACAGCGGATGTCATTGGAGTCGGATCGGTCTACGGAGGAAACGCTTCACCCGTAAATGTGTCCGCAGAAGCGGTGTTCACATCTACGGCATCTTCTCACACATTCAAAATCTGGATCACCGTTGGAGTAAGCCAATCCGTGACCATCGCCGCGAACCCAACCCCGTCCTATTTCGGCAACAACGGATCCACCTTCCAAGCCAAGGTCCACTTTGAGCTGATCGAGTTCGCATGAAACCATCCGATGTAGCGCAGGCCGCCTGCGACAAACTCTCGTTCACAGACTCGGCCACCATCGCGCTGGCCAACAAGTTCTGCATCCGTCGCTACTCGATGATCTGGGACTCCTGCCTCTGGAACGATACCCTCGGGGTCATCTCCACCCCAGTCACCAACGGCACGGAACTCGTCACCCTCGACCAGACCGTCACCGCCACCTACAACTCCGGGTCGGGCTACAACATGTTCCTCGACTTCCCGGTCGCCGCCCGATTCACCGTCACCGGCGAAACCGATGGCATCGAGGTCCCAGCCGCAGAATGGGTCTCGTTCTTCCAGCTCGATCCCAACACCTGGAACAACGTGGACTCCCGCAAGTCCACCCCAAACAACTTCGTCAACTGGGTCCGCATCATCGGAGCCTCCTACGGCGAGGCCGGTGTCCCGCGCATCAAGCTCGTCCCCACACCAAACACCGACGGCACACTCTTCATCCTCGGAAAGAAGCAGTCCCAGATGCGCCAGTTCGGTGAGGCAACCGCCATCTCCAACGACAGCGACTTCGAGCTGCGCGGAGTCGAGAACGCCCTCATGGCCTACACCGAAGGCGATCTCCTCGAATACTCGCGCCAGTACGGCAAGGCGCAGGCCAAATACCAAGAGGGCGCTGCTCAGGTCTCCATCATGAAGGACATGGAGCGCGGTCAACAGCAGCAGATCAGCCGCATCATCCCCGACAGCCTCTACGACTACACCTTCCAAGACATCCTCTGATGCCCTTCCAGTCCTCAGACGCACTCGATGACCAGATGCTTCTGGATGGAAGCACCGCATTCTCCACAGGCGTCATCTCCGCCACTCGTCCAGATGGCATCCCTGCAACCAGCATGGAGTCGGCCATCAACATGGACTACGACGACTTCGGAAACCTCGTCACTCGCGTCGGGACCGTTTCGCTCGCAGGCAACGCCGTGTCCGGCAACTGGGAGAACATCGTGGACAACTGGGAGTCGGTCGTCTCCTACTTCGGATCAAACCTTCCGACCAACGCCACAGTCTTCTCCGGATTCTACTTCGACACAGCGGCATCCGAAAGACTCGTCATCGCGGTCAATGACACGTTGACCAAGAGCCTCTACTACGGGTCTCCAGCGGCATCCTACAACCTCATTTCGGGATCCACGTTGTCCTCGTCGGCAACCTACGTCTACTTCGCGCAGATCAACGACAAGCTGTTCTACTCAGACGGAGTCGGGTCGCTCAGATACATCACTTCAGCAAACGCCTACTCATCGGTCACAGCCGGCAAAATCAGCCGCATCGATGTCATCAACCAAGGCAGCAACCTCTCGGGTATCCCTGCTGTCACCATCGCCGCTCCACCAAGCGGGACGACCGCAACCGCCGAGGCCATCGTCGCCAATGACGGCAACCTCGTAGCAATCACCATCACCAATCCTGGCAGCGGGTATGTCACGGCTCCTACCGTCAACATCAGCGGTGGCGGCGGTGCCCACGCAGTCGCCTACGTCTCGCTCGCGCCTCCCGCCAAGCCGCTCTACCTCGTCAGCCACACCAACAGGCTCTGGTGCGCTTCAGCAGATACCGCAAACCCGCCAGACACCCTCTACTTCTCGGACATCCTCGACGGCGAATCATGGGATCCACTCGGATCCATCCGGGTCGGTGGCGACGGCGATCCAATCAGGGGTCTCTACTCTTGGTTCGGCTACCGACTCGTCGTCTTCAAGGAACGCTCCATCTGGGCCGTCGATGCCGATCCCACACAGGATCCAGCAGACTGGTCCATCAGCCTCATCAGCGGCAACATCGGTTGCTCGTCGCACCGGTCGATCGCAGCCGTCGGCCCCGATGTCTTCTTCCTCGCCCGTGATGGCGTCCGCTCCCTCCAGCAGATCCAAGCGGGCACCCAGACCAGCATCGGTCTCGCACTCTCCAGCCCAATCAACGATCTCATCAGCAGGATCAACAAGACCAAGCTGGACCTCTGCGACGGCGTCTTCTGGAACAACCGCTACATGCTGGCGGTTCCGCTCGTAACAGATCAGCCATACATCCTCGGAACGGAAACCGAGTTCGCCCTGCTCACCGAGAACTCTGTCCAGATCGCCCTCGAAGGAGCCCTCAACGAGAACAACGCCGTCATCGTGTACCACTCGCTGGCCCGCTCCTGGCTCGGCTACTGGGACAACTGGATCGTCAACGACTTCATTCCCACCTCGTTCTCGACACTCGGCCCAGTTCTCATGTTCGCCGGCGACATCGTCTCGGTCGCGGCTGGCGCAGGCCAGGTATGGTCGTTCAACGACTACCTGCCCGGGAGCCGAACCAACCCGATTGCGGCATCGGCTTACCTCGACGGCGGATCCAACTACGCATCCACGGTCATCACGAAGGCGTACAACCTAGGCGAGCCCATCCCGGACAAGATCGGCTACAGCATCCAGTTCGCCTTCGACAACCCGTACACGACCTCAAACACGACCGCCTCGATCTCGCTGGCCAAGAACATGAGCGGGACATTCTCCACTCTGGATTCCGCCCTCTCGATCACCAACTCCCAGAAGTTCCTCAAAGCCTACAACCTCATCAGTCAAGGGCGTTGGAACACCCTGCAATTCAAGGTGGAAACCACAGGAGGGAGACTGTCCCTGCAATCCACGATCCTGTCCGGATTCGTTGATTCCGTTCGTCCGCAGCAATGACGCCGCATCCCACCATCATCGCCGCTGCCAAGCTGCTGAAGGAGAAGTGGCCAACTTGTTCCACGTGGAACAATGACCAGATCCTCAACTGGATCGGCATCTTCAACGCCAAGAAGCAAATCGGGATCGTGCAGGATGAGAATGGCGAATGCTGTGGAGTAGGAGCCGTTCGGTTCCTGCACTCTGCGGAACAGGCCGAAGACATCTACGCCAATTACCCCGACGGTCACATCGCATGGATCGAGATGGTGGCGACAACCAAGCCGTTGGCGGTGCAAACCCTGTGGTTGGCCATGAAGAACATGTGCCCGCCGCAGGTCACAAAGCTGGGAGGGGTGCGGAAAGGCGTTTCCCGTTTGTACGATTTTCAGCGGTATCACACACTTCTGATGAACAGGATTTGATATGGGTGGAACATACAGGGCACCAGACTTGGCGGCGGCAAACCGGGAAGCGGTCTATGCACAGGCACAGACCTTCCCGATCATTCGAGCAATCGAGACAGCCTCAAGGCTTGGCACTGAGGCGTCCTACCCTGTTTATGACGCATCAGGGAACAAGATCGGTGAACGCCAAGTCGATTTCACCGGAATGGGCGATGTCGATCTCACCCGGGAAACCGCTCGCGCCCTCGCTGGTTTGGCCCCGGAACAGGCCAGACTTCAGCTTGAAGCCTCTCAGCAGCGACTTCCGTCCGGTCAGACGCTCGGTGAAGCGTTCGCACAGCAGCGCAGGGCGGAACTTGAAGCTCTGGATCCAACTCGTTACGGACTCTACGAGAGCTTCCTGACGGACCTCGGCAGACCTTCCACAGCCGCTCAGGCCGTTCCTGAAGCCCCCACCTACGAGCGTGTCGGAATGCCTGCCGCGCCGCAGGATGTCGGTTCTGCGGCCCAGATGCGTAGAGACCTCGAACGCCAGATCGCATCCGGTCTCGCCCAAGCCGGGACGCTCGATCCTGCGATGATCCGCGCTGCCGAGCAGGCCGCCCGCGCCCGTGGAACCGCCACCGGCAACATCCTCGGAAACCTATCCGCGTTCCGCGAAGCCCGCGC